GCAGCGACGGAAAAAGACACCGCCGCCGCAGTGCTCGCGTACGTCGACGCCACCGCCGCCGGCGCGCGACCTGCAAACCGCTGGCTGCGACTCGCCGCGCGTCGGTTCCTGCGCGATCTCGAGCGGCCAGACCTCGTGCTCGACTGGTCCGCCGTCGCCCAGGTCGACGCGCACTGCGCCCGCCTGCAGCTCGTCGGCGAGTCAAGCGGTCAGCCGTTCCGCCTCGCGCCCTGGCAGCTCTGGCTCGTCGCGTGCCTGTACGGGTGGCGCTACGCCGACGACGGCAGCCGGCGGACAAGCCTCTGCCTGCTCCAGGTCGCCCGCGGAAACGGCAAGACCACGCTCGCCGCCGCGCTCGCGCTCTACGACCTCTGGGCCGGCGGCGGACGCCGCGTGCACGTCATCGCCAACCGCATCGAGCAAGCGGCCATCTGCGTCGGCACCGCGCGCACGATGGCGCGCCCGCTCGAGCGCCCAGGCACCAAGATCCTCTGGGACCGCGTCGTGTGCCCGGAAGACGACTGCGAGCTCTCGCCGCTGCCGGCGTCGCGGAACACCATCGACGGCTTGACGCCGACCCTCTGGGTCGCCGACGAGGTCCACGAGTTCACCGACCCCGAGATCCTGCCCAAGCTCGAGAGCGCCACCGTGAAGACGCGCGGCGGACGCGGGCTCATCGTCTCGACGCCCGCCGGCACGCCCGACGGCGTGTACGGCACCTTCGTCGCCCGCGCCGAATCCGTGCTCGAGAGCGAGAGCAACGACGACGCATATGCACCGTTCCTGTTCGGGATCGACGCGGACGACGACCTTGGCGACGAGTCGGCGTGGCACAAGGCGAATCCCAACATGGAGCACGGCGTTCCGACCGTCCGCTCGCTGCGAGCGGCATGGGAGCGCAAGCGCCGCGACCAAGTCGGGCGCTCCGAGTTCAGCCGCTACCACTGCGCGCGGACGCCGGTCGAGTCGACCAACTGGCTCGACATGGAGCTCTGGCCAGGCGGGCAGGAGATCGACTGGAAGGCGCTCGAGGGGCGCGACGCCTACGTCGGCGTCGACCTGTCGAAGAGCATGGACATGACCGCCGTGGTTCTCGCCGTGCCGCTACCCGACGGGCGCGTGGCGCTGCAGGGTTCGTACTTCTGGCCCGACGCGAACCTCGAGCGCCGAGAGCGGGAGTACAGGCTGCCCGTGCGGCAATGGTCCGAGCTCGGGCACCTGACGCTGACTCCAGGCGCTGCCATCGACCATGGGCAGGTGGCGGCCTGCGTCGCGGATCTCGGCAAGCGCTTCAACCTCGTTCGGGTCGGGTTCGACCGCTGGGGCGCCGCCGACTTCGTCAAGCGCCTCGAGACCGCGGGCGTGCCGCTCGAGGGATACTCGATGGGCGTGTCGACGTTCGGGCCGGGCTGCCAGCTGTTCCAGCAGCTGTGGGCCTCGAGGCGGATGGTCGTCGGACACGACCCCATCCTGCAGACCGCGTGCCGGCAGGCGGACGCGCACCGCGACAGGAACGGCAACATCACCGTGACCAAGGAGAAGCAGACCAAGGTGATCGACGCGCTCGTCGCCTCGATCATCGCCGTGCACTGCTGGGGCGGGCAGTCGAGCACGAGCTACGACTTTCTCCTGCAATCGTGAATTAGGGCACCATCGCGCGCTTGACAGCGCGGCACAATGCTCGCATGGGGCTAGGGAACATCGTGCGCCGATGGCTCTCGGGCGGTACCTCCACGACGCTCGTGGGGTCGTCGCGCGCGTGCGTCGCGTTCGGCGGCTGCGCCGCAAGCCTGCAGCACGCGCCCGTCTACCGCGCGGCGACTCTCATCGCCTCGGACATCGCGCGGACGCCGCTGTCCGTCGACGACCGCGCCGCGGACTCGCTGCTCCGCTCGCCGTCGTCGACGGCGACGGCGTACGACCTGCGCCGGTCCATGCAGCTGCAGGCGCTGCTCTACGGCAACGCCGCGTGCGCGATCAACAGGACCGTCGGCGGCGAGCTGCTCGAGCTGCTGCCGCTCGAGCCCGACTCCTTCTCGGTGATATCGCAGGGCAGGACTATCGCCTACCGCACCGTCGCGTACGGCGTGCTCGCGCCCGAGCAGGTCTTTCACCTTCGGGCGCCCGGCATCTCCCCGCTCTGGGGCGACTCGCCGATCGGACTCTGCAAGACCTCCATCCAGACGCTCGCGACCCAAGAGCGCATGGCGCTCGAGTCGTACGCGAACGGCGGCAACCCCAAGCTAGCGATCGTCCATCCGCGCCAGATCGGCCCCGAGCTGATGCAGGCGATGGAGGAGCACTACACCAAGAAGCACGCCGGACCTGAGAACGCGGGCCGCCCGCTCGTGCTCGGCGACGGCGTCAAGGTCGAGCGCATCTCGAGCACGATGGACGACACGGGGCTCGAGGCGGCGCAGCGCCATTCGGTCGCCGAGGTATCGCGCATCTTCGGCGTGCCGGCGTCTTATCTATCCGAGAGCGTCGGCAGCTCGTACGGCTCGATGGAGTGGCTCTCGCGCATGTACCTCGACGCGTGCCTCTCGCACTGGCTCGCGGCGTGGTCCGCCGAGATCGAGGCGAAGCTCTGCGCGCCGGGCGCGCGAGCCTCATGGGACACGGACTACCTCACGAAGCCCGGACTCGCCGAGCACTTCGCCGCTCTCCGCACGGGCGTCGAGTCGGGAGTCATCACGAGGAACGAGGCGCGCGAGTGGCTCGAGCTGGAGCCGCTTCCCGGCCTCGACGAGCCGATCGTCGCGAAGAACATGGGAACGGGCGGCGGCCAGACCAACATCGGCGACGACACCAGCGAGAACGCGGGGACGCCCAATGATTTCTGAACTACCGCGTATCGACGCTGGTTTTCGGTGCATTGTTGCCGATCCGCCGTGGCAGGTTACTCGCGGCCCAGAGTGGAACTCTAACGGTAGATCGCGACCCCTCGAATACCCGACGATGGCCCTAGAAGAGATTGAATCGTTGCCGGTTTCCGATGTTGCGGCAGATGACTCCGTTCTCTTTCTCTGGACTATCAATCGTTATATCGAGAGGACATACGACATCGCCCGCGCGTGGGGATTCATGCCCTCGACCTTGCTGACATGGTGCAAAAACCCTCACGGCTTAGGTCTGGGGGGTGCTTTCGTGAACACTTCCGAGCATGTCCTATTTTGTCGGCGCGGATCGCCAAAATGCCTGAAGCGACACGATTCGACCTGGTGGAACTGGAAGCGCGGCCGCCACAGCCAAAAACCTGAGGCATTCCAAGACATCGTTGAGCAAATGTACGACGGTCCATATCTGGAGCTGTTCGCTCGTCGCGAAAGACCGAATTGGATCGTCTGGGGGAATGAGGTGAACTGTGCTATCTAGGCGCAACATCGCTACCGAGCAGTCGATCGACGGGCGCACGCTCGCGGGGCTCGCGGTGCCGTACGGCAAGTGGAGCGGCGAGATCGCCGAGCCCGGCGTGCGCGGCACGTTCCAGGAGCGGATCTCGCGCGGCGCGTTCGGCGACCTCGACGGCGCCGACATCAAGCTGCTCTACAACCACCAGGGCGCCGCGCTGCTCGCTCGCACGAAGAGCGGCACGCTGCGCCTGAAGGACACCGCGGGCGGTCTACGCTTCGACGCGGAGCTTCCCGAGACCACGCTCGGCAACGACGTGCGCGAGCTGATCCAGCGCGGCGACCTGACGGGCGAGATGTCGTTCGGCTTCTACGTCGAGGCCGACGAATGGAACGACAAGCGCACGCTGCGCACCGTGACCAAGGCGAGGCTCGTCGAGCTCTCCGTGGTCGTCGACGCGGCGTATGGAACGAACACCAGCTCAGAGCTCCGCAGCGTCGCGGACCGCGAGCGCAACGCGCGCACCATCTACCTGCGCGCACAATGGGAGAAGACACATGGCTGAAATCGCGAACCTGAAGGCGCTCATGGAGGAGCGCAAGAAGACCCTGCTCGACATGCAGCAGGTGAACGACCGCGCGTCGTTCGGACCGACCGACCAGGACCAGTGGGAGAAGCTCGACACGCGTTACCGCGAGCTCGACGGGCAGATCGTCCGCGCGCAGCGCGCCGAGATGCTGAAGGCCGAGATGGGCAAGCCGCTCATCGACGCGTACGTCGCGGCGCCCGAGAAGCGCAACGGCTACGAGCTTGTCGGCGGATACCACGCTTCGCCCGAGTACCGCTCGCTCTTCGTGCGCGCGCTGCAGACAGGCTCCATGCACGAGATCCGCGGCACGATCAACGGCAACGCGACCAGCACCAGCAACGCGCCCGTGCCCATCGACATGCAGCGCCGCATCGTCGAGCTCGTGCAGAAGCAGCTCGTGCTCCGCTCGGTCGCGACCGTCTACAACGTCAGCAGCGACCAGCAGATCACGGTGGACGCCTCGGTGCCGACCGGCTACCTGGTCGACGAGTCGACCACGACCACCGACAGCTACGCGACTCCGACCAACAGCATCACGCAGTCGGGCGTGACGTTCGTGCGCAAGACCATCGGCGACTTCGCGTTCGCCGTCCAGGTTCCCGTGACGAAGTTCGCGTACCAGGACTACATCGGCGGCGGCGACTTCCTCTCGCGGAAGGTGAGCGAGGGCGTGTACCTCGCCGAGGAGCAGTTCCTGATGACCGGCGACGGCAGCACGTCGGCCACCGGCAACCCTGCGCAGCCGACCGGCGCGATCACCGCGATCACCGCCGCTACCGGCCAGCGCTACGTCGCGACCGCCGGATCGAGCGGCCAGGGACTCGCGACCATCGCGGCCGACGACATCATCGAGACCGTGCACAAGATCCTTCCGCGCTACCGCACCAACCTCCGGTGGATGATGGGCGACGCCGTCGCCAAGACCGTGCGCAAGCTGAAGGACGGCAGCAACCGCTACCTCTGGCAGGTCTCGGACAACGTCGCGGAAGGCCTGACGAACGGCCTCTCGGGCCAGCTCTACGGCATCCCCGTCGCGATCTCCGAGTTCATGCCGACGGCCGTCACCGCCAACTCCAACGCCGCGACGGTCGGCAACTGGTCGTACGTCGAGATCTACGACCGCGGCCCGCTCGAGTTCCTGGTCGACACGACCAGCCAGGCGCAGAAGCTGATGACCGTGCTCACCGCCTGGAAGCGCTCCGACGTGGTGGTCACCAACGTCAACGCGTTCGGCTACCTCGCCTTCAAGTGATCCATCCACCTCCTCGGTCGCTGCGCGCGGAAACGCGCGCCGCGGCTTTCGATGCCAGTCACACTCGCCACGCTCAAGGCCGCGCTGCGGATCGGCTACACCGACGACGACGCGGAGCTCACCAGGCTCCTCGCCGCCGCTGAGTCGTACGTCGAGCGCCGCACCGGCGTGGCGCTCTCTTCCGGCACGCAGACGATGTACCTCGCGTCGTTCGCCGACACGATGGTGCCGGTCCATCCGTTCACGAGCCTGACGAGCGTCGCGTACACCTACGGCGGCTCGTCGGTCACGATGGCCGCCGCCGACTACTACGTCGACCGCAGCTGCGGGCCGCTGCCTGTGCTCAGGTTCCTGAAGGCGCCGGCCACCGACGAGGGCACGCCGATCACCATCACCTACGTCGCGGGATACGCGTCGATCCCCAACGAGCTCGTCTCGGCGATCATCGGGATCACGGGCGCGTGGTACAACAATCCCGAGGCGTCTCAGCCGATCTCGCTGTCCGTGGTGCCGATGGGCACCGACGCGATACTCGACCTCTGGCAGGTCAGGAGCCCGCTCCGATGATCTCTGGAGGACGGCTCCGCTGGAACGCGCGCGTGATGAAGGCCGCGACGACGACCGACTCGCTCGGCCGACGCACGAGCACCTTCACCGGCGGGCTCTACTTCCGCACCGACATGCGCGAGCGAGGCGCCGCGGAGGTCGCGTACGCCGACGGCGTCGCGGTCACGACGCAGTACGAGCTCCGCACGCGGTGGCCCGAGGTCGCGAAGACCAGCATGACCGAGCTCGACCGCATCGTCGTGCGCGGAAAGACGCTGCGCATCGAGTCGATCGAGAACGCCGACGAGCGCGACCGCCTCGCCGTCATCCAGTGCACGGAGGTCGTCTGATGCCCGTGCCCGTGATCGAAGCCCAGATAAAGACATGGATCGGCACCGCGACGACCGCCGGCACGCGCGTGTCGGTCGGCTCGCGCCTGCAGTCGGACGCGCTGCCGGCCGTGGTGATCGAGGTCACCGGCGGCGAGGAGGCTGCGTTCGACGGCGTGATCGACCTCGACATCGCGAGGCTCGCGCGCTACGACGTCACCATCCGTTCCGTCGCCGAGACGATGGACGCCGCGAGCACGCTCAACGCAAGCGTGATGACCAAGCTCTTTCTCTCCGTGTCGAACGCCGGCGGCGTCGCGTTCAACCCGTCCATGCGCACGATCGAGGAGCCCGTCGTCGGCGAAGGCGACGAGGCGCAGCCCGCCATCGTGACCGCTCCCGTGACCATCTACCACAGGTACTGAAATGCCAACGCTCACAGCTGGAAACGCACAGGTCTCGATCACGCCAGTAGGCGGAACCGCCGCCACCGTCGCCGACGTCGCGCGCGCCCGCGCGACCGTCAACGCGACGCTCATCGACACCACCTCGATCGACAGCACATTCTTCGAGATGGAGTCGGGTAACCTCGAGGCGCGCGCGACGATGGAGCTCTACTACTCGAGCGGATCGCACGCGTCGCTTGCCGGCGCGATCTCGGGCAACGCCACGCTCGATGACGTCTCGATCATCTGGGCGAGCGGAAAGAAGCTCAGCGGCAAGGCGAAGGTCGAGAGCGCCGAGTGGGATCTCGCGCCGAACGGCGTCGCCATGTGCACGGTCACGGTCAGGTACTGCAACGGGGCGACGACTCTCACCGCATGATCCAGGCGCTCAACATGGAGCCCGTCGCGCTCGTCGCAGGCGGTGTCGAGATCACGGTCAGGCGGCCGACGGTCGCCGACTTCGTCGCGTTCCAGGACGCAACGCAGCGAGGCGTGAACCCCGCCGCCTGGTACGTCTGGAACCACGTCGTAAAGCCCGACGGCAGGCGCGCCTTTGCGTCGGTCGAGCAGGTGCTCGAGCTGCCTTTCCCGTGGGTCCGCGCCGTCGCCCAGGAGGTCGACCAGCTCTACGGTGAAGGGGTGGACTTACGACGGGCGGACGCGACGTGCTCGCGGCCGCCGGCATAACGGTGGGGCTCGGTTCGCCGCTCGCCCTGTTCAACGCACTGAAGTCGAAGAAAGGCATGGCACACGACATTGCGGAACGGATTCAGGCTCATCGTCGAGATTGACGGCAGCGAGATCGAGGCCGTGAACCGGAAGCTCAAGGCTCTCGGCGATGTCCGCGCCGCCAACGCGATGCGAAACGGATTCCGCAAGTGGACGAAGCGCGTGGCGACCATCGCCAAGGCGATGATCCCGCCAGGCAGGTCGGCGCCAACCGAGAAGGTCCGCGGCGAAGTCAGGCCGAATCCGCACATCCGCGACTTCGTGACGACCAAGGTCGTCGGCTACTCGAAGGGCAAGGTCATCTGGGCGGCCGTCGGCGTGAAGGAGCTGCGCGGCTCGTACGCGACTCCGCACTGGTACCTCCGCTGGGTCGAGTTCGGGCACGACCTAAAGCGCGCCGCCACCGACGAGGAGCGCATCCGGCTCGTCACGCGCGGCGAGCGCCGCCGCAGGAATATGACCGTGAAGGTCGGCGAGGTCGCCGGGCGCTTCTACCTGAGGCGCGCCGGCATCGCCGCCGAGCCGTACCTCCTGCCGATCATGGAGCAGGCGATCGCCGACCAGGTGCTGAAGGACTGGGCCGCGTAATGGCAAAGGTCTCAAAGGTAAACGTCTCGATCACGGGCGACTCGAAGGGCCTCACGAAGGCGACCGACGAGGCGGCGGCGAACATGCGCCGCCTGCGCGCCGAGAAGGAGCAGACCGCCAAGAAGCTCGGCCAGTTCAAGCAGGAGACCAACCAGGTCGCCGAGTCGATCGCCAAGCTCGGCTTCGCTCCCCGCGGCCTGCAGGCGATCGGCGCGCTCGGGTTCATGGGATCGCTCGGCACGGCGGGGCTGCGCTATGCGGCGCTCGGCGGCATCGCCGCAGGGATCGGCGCCGTGGCGAGCGCCTACGCCGACATGGGCGACGAGGCGCGCGCGGCAGCCGAGGCGCAAGAGAAGGTGCTCGCCGGCAAATCGACCTGGCGCGAGCTCGGGTTCACCGAGCAAGGCGGCATGGCGCTCGCCCGCCAGGCCGAGAAGGACAAGGCGATCGGGTTCTCCCGCGGCCTCTCGCAGTCGCTTGCGATCGCGAATGAGAACGCCCCGCGGAGCAACCTTCAGAACATCATGGAGTACGGCCCCGGCGCCCTGGGCGCCGTGCTCGGCGGGTTCGCCGCCGGCGGCATCATGGAGGGCGGCGACATCGCGGCCGCGATCGGGCAGACCGAGCAGAAGCGCCTTTCGGACAGCCTGCGCGAGGAGCTGCCGTTCACGATGAGCGTGGTCGATTTGACGGTCGACCTCATGGGCCTCATGTTCAGGAGCGAGTCGAAGTAGATGGCGATCACCGCGAACATCATCGGCGTCGAGATATCCGACTCGAGCCCGAGCGGGTCGCAGTCGGCGACCGTGACCTTCCGCGCGACCTCGACCGCGAAGCTCGATCCGCTGAAGTCGACCGACATGGCGTCGCTGCGCGACGCGACCTGCGGCGCGCCGCTGTCGCCTCTGCCGAAGAACACCTGGGGCACGAGCGCGCTGCTCTCGACCATGCGCCTGCGGACATGGCGATGGCGGCCGGTGCCGAACACCGCCACCTACACCTACGACGTGATCGGGCAGTACTCGAGCGAGTACACCTGGGCGAAGCTGTCGGGCGGCACCGACAAGCTGCTGCTGCCCGTCGAGGTGTCGATGGAGGCGGGCGAGCGCACGATCCTCGCGTGGCGCACCGCCGCGACGCCGGCGGCGTTCGCCACCGCTCCCGCGCACAGCTACGGCAAGAGCTACGACATCGGCGGCACGAAGATCGACGACGCCGGCAAGCCCACTCAGGTGCGCGTGCCGACCCTCGACGTGCGGATCTCGCTTGTGCACGACGTGTCGAACGCGACCGCCGGCACGCTCGTGACCATCTACGACAAGATCGCGACCGTGCAGGGCACCTGGAACAACGCCGCCTTCCTGCACTGGGTCCAGTACGAGGTGTTCTGCACGAGCGCCAACGTCACGCAGATCCGCGACGAGTACTACCGCGTCACCTACAACTTCCGCTGGGACTACTGGAAGGACTGCAGCCAGATCCCCGAGATGGACAACGACGGCCGCACGAAGAACGACGGCTCGGGCCGCGCGAAGAACGTGTTCTGGACCGGGCTCGCGCGCGGATCGTCGGACCACAACGTGATATTCAACACCCTGCCGGACCCCGTCGCCGCGAAGCAGTGGGCGAAGGAAGGGAGCTGGCTGACCTACCCATGATCTCGAGCACCGACCGAAACAGGATCGCGCGATACGGCGAGGGCGTGAAGCTCGCGCAGTGGGAGACCATGCGCGCCGTGCAGGACGAGGGGACGCCGTTCCTGCTCGCGCGGCTCGACTCGAGCACGCCGATGCCGAACAGCGTGTACCGCTGGGTCTACGCGTGGGTCCGCGCCGAGATCCGTCCGAGCGGCTACGGCGGCGCGGGCGGCACGCAGAACGACTTCCGCGACCGACCCGGCGAGACCTGGGAGACGGGCACCGCGATCAACGTCTGCGAGGCCGCCAACAGCGCGACCTTCGTCGGCCCTGGCTACAACCCCGCCAACTTCCCCGCCGGATGGCAGGTGAAGCCCGTACAGGGCTATGTCCTGCTGTACCCCGCGAGGCGCTGCGACGAGACGAGCGGCGGCACGCCGCTCTCGGGCGGCGGCGCTCTCACGTGGCTGTTCTACTCGCCGAACGCAATTGACGGAACCTGCTAGGACCAAACCATGCCAATCGTCTCCATCACCAACCTCTCCACGGGCAACGTCGTCGGAACCTACACCCCTCTCACGGTGAACGCTTCCGGGAGCCAGTACCTCTACGTCTTCACCGACACGTACGTCCGCTTGCGCAGGGCCGGCGGCAACGCGAGCGACTGGATTCCAGTCGGAACGGCGCTATCTCCGCGGCCCATGCTCGTCGGTCGCGGCGTCCGCGGCGCCGACTTCGAGGTCTCGCCGAACTCCGCGGCTTCGGTCGACGTGAAGCAGATCATCACCGACGAGCCCATTACCGCCTGAGCCATGAACATCGAGCAGTTCCTCACCCTCGCCGTGCCGGTCGTGGTGCTGCTCGGCCCGCTCGTCGCGTTCATGTTCCACGTCTCCGCGCGCCTCGGCAGGATCGAGGAGCGCATGACCGCCGACCGCGAGCGCATCGCCGAGATCCTCGACCGCCACGACCGCCACATCCACGACCTGCGCAACCGCGTGCATCAACTGAACCTGCAGCTCGTCGCGCGCGGCGTGCTGCCACTGGAGCCAAAGCATGAGCAACCGTAACACCACGCTCGCCGGCATCGGCGCGATCATCGCCGCCGTCGGCGGCATCGTCTCGACCTGGCCCGCCGTCGACTGGGCGACCGCGGTCGCCGCGATCATGGCGGGACTCGGGCTCGTCTTCGCGAAGGACGCGAAGAAGGCCGATGCTTGACCGCATCGCGGTCGCCATCGTCATCGCGCTGCTCGGGTGGCTCGAGAAGCGCGGCGTCTCGACGGCGGTCGACGCGGACCGCGATCCTGCTCGCCTCGCTCGTGCCGGCGGTCGCCTGCGCGAGTGGCTGCGGCACGAGGACCGTGTTCGTGCCGGACGAGAGCCCGATGCGCCTCGGGCCGGGCGCGAAAGCTAGGGTCTACCACCGCGTCGCCGGCGAGTGGACGCTCTCGGAGAACGCGATCGCGCTGCCCGAGGGGTGGTACATCGTGCCGACCCGCTACGTGGAGCAGCAGCCGTGAGCCTGCACCGCGCCTGCTGCTGCGGCAACCAGTGCATCTCCGACTGCTGCACATGGTGGGCCTGCAGCGGCTCCGCGAACCGCACGATCACGCTCTCGGGATCGTGGAGCGTCAACGGCTACTGCGACGACGGCACGGGATTCGAGGCGGGCACGGGGCAGTGGACGCTCACCGCGAACGTGACGCGCATCGGCACCGACTGCGCGAGCTACAGGTACCACGCGACGACGGCCACGCTCACGATGACGACGCGCTACTGGTACATGTACGAGACGCTCGGCGACAACTGCGACATACCGGGCAGCGGTTCGCCGAACTACTGCACGCACTGCGACAACTGCCAGTGCGGACCGGTCCGCCGCGGAAAGTGCCTGCGCAACCAGACGACCGCGACGACGACCATAGTCGGCAGGAGCAACGCCAACATACCCGTCGGCCTGCGTCCGTACGCCGTCGACGGCTCGGCCGTCACCATCGCGTGCATCCCCGACCCGTGCGCGCCGGGATGCGTGCGGCCCGTGCTCATCTTCAATCCGGGACCATCGTGCGAGGACGCAGGCGCCGACTCCGCGTGCCTTCCCTGCGGATGCATCGACGTGCTCGTGCAGCAGATACAGGACGGCACCGCGCCATGCTGCACGGACCCCGCGACATCGGCGCAAGGCACGCTGTGCATCCCTGCGTTCGCCGTGCTCGGCAAATCGGAGTGCCTGGGCGTGAACACCTTCGACGCCGCGCTCTACTACTGGTCGGAGCAGGCGTGCAACCTGCCTTTCTTCCCGAACGCCGCAAGCCCGTGCAACGGCTACGCCCAGGTCGCCGTGTATCCGAGCGGATGCAGCTCGCTCGACTTCACCGCGAAGCACTGCGACGAGTGCCGCGACTACCGCGACGCGCTGCACGCGTGCTACGAGCTCGACGCGAACAACCAGCCCGTCTTCCTGTGCTACCCGAGCCCGTCGATCGTGTGCTGCTCGTACCGCGTGTCGAACTCGTGGTCGTGGAACATCGTATGAGGTGCCTGCACGACCACGACGGCAGGTGCACGCACGCGAAGCGCGCAGGCGCCGAGACTCCGTCGTCGTGCGCGAGCTGCCCGCACTACGCCGGCGCCGCGCGCGGGCTCGGCGACATCGTCGCGGTCGCAGCCAAGGCCGTCGGCATCGCCCCGTGCGGGGGGTGCCAGAAGCGCAGGGAAGCCCTGAATAATGCGGTGCCTTTCCCCTTGTGCAGACAAATTTCCGCGCAAGAGTCAGGGGATGGACCTCAGGCAGACGGTTCTCCAGGGGCTGCGCCGCCGCGGGCGGACCAATGAGTGGCTCGCCGTGCGGCTCGAGCTGCGCGGCGTCTGCTCGGCGACCGCCGTGCACCGGTGGCTCAGCGGCCGCGGAGACACGAAGGCGAGGATCGCCGGCGAGGCGCTCGACGAGCTCGGGATCGGCCTCGAGGGCGAGCTCGCCAGGTGGGGAACCGTGCGGGTCGGCGCGACCGTGGTCATCTGCAGGGTCGGCGACGCGACCTGGGAACGTGGCGACTGGCGCGAGGCCGCCGGCAGCCACGCCGACGCCGTGAGGGCGCGCGAAAGAAGATTGCAGGCCCTTGCGCGGTTCGGACGATAGTGGTAAACAGGTGTTTACCCGAGCCCGACGCGGCGCGTGCCGCTCGGTGCCCGAATGTATCGGCCGTCGCAGCGCATGGCGCGGCTTTACATAATATCCAAACCATGCGCTGATAACGGGTCCACATGGAGCCGCGAAAGACGCATCTGGTCAGGCTCGACCGCAAGACATGGCTGAGGATCGCGCGGCTCGCGAAGGCCCGCGAGTGCTCGCGCCTGCGGATCGTGCGCGAGGCCGTCGCCGCCGCGTTTCCCGTGGAGCCGCGGAAGGAGACGCGGGATGCTTGACGTACTGGGGATGGCCCTCTTCGGGGCGGCGGTTCTGTTCATGCTCGTGGCGGCGTTCGCGCCGCTCTGGAAGGACATGGAGCAGTGACGCCGCGCGACTTCAGGCGCTCGGCGGTCCGCAACCGCGCGAGGTTCGACCAGCTCGCCGCCGACAACCACGCCGCGCTCCGCAAGCTCGACTGGGAGACGCTGTATTCGCTGACCGCCACGCTCATCGAGGCGCTCGACGCCATCGAGGGCAGGGGACAGCTCTCGATCACGCGACCCGTCGCGCAGCTCACCGTCCGCCTCGCTCTCGTCGAGATCGCGCAGGCGCTGAACGACCGCACCGAGAGCGAGGCCGCCGATGACTGAGACCTGGCAACCCATGATCGGCAACCCCGAGCCGCTCTGGTCATTCCAGGGGGCGCGAGCGATGGGCGCCAAGGTGCGCGGCATGGCGGACCTGCACCCGGGCATCGCGCGCGAGCTCTGCGAGGCCGCCGCCATGATCGAGCACCTCGCGTTCTGCACGAGCAACTACCGCGAGAGATGGGTCGAGACGGAATGGAAGCTGCATGACCTGCGAAATACACCGCGCCACGAGGCGCAGGAGAAGAACGATGGCAAGCGTGACGAATAGGGCGACCATCATCGCGAACCTGAGGCGCATCATCGCCGAGCTCGAGGCCGACGAGCCGCTGCCCGCCGGCGGGGGAGCACCCGCCCCCGCCGACGGGTGGAAGCGCGCCCGCGTGACCTTCTGGGCGGTCGACCAGGGCGTCTCCAAGGCGGGCAAGCCGTTCACCAAGGGCACGGTCGGACTCGCGTGGGTCGACAACGGCCGCGACTGCAAGGCCCGCCTCTCGACCTTCGACGAGAAGCTCATCGGGCGCATCGACCCGCTCGAGAAGGGCGCGTTCGTCGAGTACCAGAGCGTGCAGAAGGGCGAGTACGAGAACCTCGCCGACCTGCGCGTCACGCGCGCCTGATGGATCAGCCTGCCCATCTGGGCAGGGATGACGCGCCACCGTCGACGGAAAGATGCTTGTGCCGTCGTGCGAGACTCTGATACGCGTGTGGCGACCTAGGTAGGAACAAAACTGAATCCGGCGTCGGCCAGGAGCCTGCCTAGGGGGCTCGTCCGATGCCAAGCACGGACTCCTTTCTCGGCGCGTTCTCATCTTCCGCGCCGCCGGGCCACCCGCCTCATCCTCAGGGCGGGTGGTCTTTTTACGGGCGGACCGACCCGCCAGAGAGGCGCATGGATGCAGCTGGAGAAGCCACGGCCGGACACGGGGTTCGACTTCGACTCCATACCGCAGGAGATGCTCAGGGAGCGGAGGTGGGTCTGCTGGCGCGCCGTGCAGCGCGATGGCAGGTGGACCAAGGTGCCCGTCGACCCGGGCGACGGCTCGACCGCCTCGAGCATCGACCCGTCGACATGGAGCGGCGCCGTCGACGCGCTCGAGCACGCCGAGGCGAACGGGCTCGGCATCGGGTTCATGCTCGGCGACGGATGGCTCGGCATCGACTTCGACCATGTCGACCAGGACGCCGCCCTGGGCGCCTGGGTGGTCGAATGGCAGGCGCGCCATCCCGAGGTCTACCTCGAGACCTCCCCGAGCGGCACGGGCTGCAAGGCGATCCTGCGCGCCCAGAAGCCCGATTGGTCGGCGAACCGCCGCGGCAACGTCGAGCTCTACGAGAAGGCGCGGTTCTTCTGCGTGACCGGGAAGGCGATCGGCGCCGGCAGGATCGGCGGCGGGCAGGAAGCGGTCGACGACGTGGCGCGCCAGTGGCTCGAGCAGAAGGCGCCTGCCGCGGCATCCCCGCCCAGGTCTCTCCAAGTCTCTCCCGAGTCTCTCCAAGTCTCTCCAAGTACCGCCGACCCGTCCGCCACCGACTTCGCCTTCGTCTGCGAGCTCGCGAAGCAGGGCGGATTCACCCCCGAGATGCTCGTGGCGAGGCTCCGCGAGAAGATGGAGGCCGAGGGAAGGCACCAGAAGGCAGCACGGGCCGACTACGCGCCTCGGACGGTGGAGGCAGCCCTGCGGCAGGTCGGGGAAGCGGAGCCCGCAGACGAGCCCCTGGCGCCCGTGGCGCTCGCCGACCTCCTCGAGGAGGAGCCGAAGCGGTCGCCGTTCGTGGTCCATGAGCTCATCCGAGAGGCCGAGGTCGCCTGCTTGATCGCCCCGCCGAAGTGCGCCAAGAGCTTCTTGGTCGGCGACCTGGCCGTATCGGTGGCGACGGGAAAGCCCTGGCACGGGCACTGGGAGACCACCGCCGGCAAGGTGCTGCTCGTCGACAACGAGCTCACCCCCAACGAGCTGCGCTACCGCATGGCGTCGATCCTGCACGCCAAGGGGCTCGATGCTGAGGATGTGCGCGGGAAGCTCGATGTCCTGAGCCTGCGCCAGTCGGACATCGGCGCCAAGAGCCTGCTTCGCAAGCTCGAGGAGACCCGCTACAGCATGGTCGTGTTTGACGCCCTGTATCGCTTTCTCGAGAAGGGCATGGACGAGAACAGCAACGCCGACATGACCGTGCTCATGCGCCAGTTCTCGCGGTTCGCCGCGCGGACGGGCGCCGCGGTCCTTCTCGTGCACCACACGACCAAGGGCAACCAGAGCGGCAAGGACGCGATCGACGCGGGCGCAGGCGCCGGGTCGATCGCCCGCTCGGTCGACACCAACCTGGTGCTCTTCAGGCACGAGGAGGAGGATGTGTTCGTGGAGCGGTTCACCTGCCGGACGAACCGCTCGCCTGGCGCGCTCGCGATCCGATGGAAGTACCCGCTGTTCGAGGACACGACCGTCGGCGACATCGACGCACTGCACGGCGCGCCGAAGAAGCGTGGCGCGAAACCAGAATGAAAAACCCCGCACGGGTTGCGGGGTACTCTCGGAGTATTTACGCTGCTGCTGGCTTCTTTGAGAGAAGCCGCAAAGCAGCGTAACTACTCCGTCAAGTACCCGCAATACCGAACAGGAGCCTAAAAACAATGGGCGGAATGCAGAGACGGAAGGGCGCCGTGCGAGAACGCGAGGCCGTGCAGGCGTTCGTGTCGCGCGGCATCCTCGCGTACCGGACGGCGCAGCGGATGGGATCGGCGGGCGACGCCGCGGACATCGTCCTGGTCGGAGCCCGCACCCATGTGGAGGTCAAGGGAACCGAGAAGCTCAAATGGGCGGCGACCATCGCCCAGTGCGAGCGGGACGCCCAGGGCAAGCCCTGGGTCATCATGCACCGCACGAACCGAGGCAGGTGGATGGTCATTCAGACTCTCGAGGGATGGATCGCCGACAGCGCGGACGTCAAGGCAGCGGTCGCCGAGCAGGAGGCGCGCCGTGCGGGCGTTCCGGCATGAGGCGGGGCATCGGAAGGCGTTCGTGCCGGCCGAGCGCCACGAGGCAAGGGTCGACGTCAGGGCGTGGCGAGACCTGCGAAACCACTGGCTTAGGCATCATCCGCTGTGCGAGGGATGCGGACGGGTGGCCGAGGTCGTGCACCATCGTGTACCGCGCGCCGTCGCGCCTCACCTGACGCTCTCAGAGTCCAATCTCGCCAGCCTGTGCCACGAATGCCACGATTCCATACACGCAAAAAATCCGACGGATTTTTCTCAAAAAAGTCGCATTTTTCGACCTCGACGGGGGGGGTAAGTTTTGCCGAACGCTGACCAGTTCGGACATA